CTAGCTAAAATATCTCTTAGCTTATTAATGGCCGCTTTGTTAGGAAGAATTTTGTGTTCAAGACTACCAAGAGTCCACAAACGAATGTTTGAAATAGCTCCATCAAGAGCAGATAGGTCGGCTAGCCTCATCTTTTCTAACATGATAATGTCATCTAGAATAGCATAAATCATAGGATTAGCCCACTGTAGCCAATCATCTTTTTTATAGTGAAAAACGCTTAGTCGAGCTTTGTCTAGAGGTATTTCTCTGTCGCCCCTTTGTAAACTTTGCTTGATTGCTGGAGGTAAAGTATCTAATACTGTACTGGGAATATCGCCATTAGGAAACTTATCAAGAAAGGTGTTTGCTGATAGTGTGTAATCTTTGGCTCCCATAAATAGCGACAAATTACCATTCATCATCTTAACTGTGAGAGGATTAAAGAAATTGTACCGCCAAGGTATTTGATTGTCTGGTACGCTAGGAACGTCTACGCGAATATCTTTAGATAACGATTTCATATATGTCGTTAACTCTGGAGTCATGTTCGCATAGCTGCGATATATAATGACATTGCCAGCTTTATACAGATTATTAAGAAATCTTTCTGATCTTTCTTTGCCATTTACGCTTTTAAACCACTGCTTGTAGAAGTTTTCTACGCTACTGTTCTGATGTACAATTTCTATACCTTGGCTACCAAAATCGCCCATGAGATCAATAATATTTCTAATAATGCCAACTTTATCGTAGGCATCCATGCACATTTTAATAGCGCGGCGCTGCTGCTGTGGAACAGCTTCGTCTGGACGAAAAGCGTAATAATCGCTAGGATTAAAACCGGGCTTTACAGTCCTATTAGACTCAATATCAATAAAATTACGGTAGTGAGTGCCTTGAGCTTTAGGCAATCCAGTATATGCTGAGATATTTTCAGAGAATTTGGCAAAAGCATCAGTTTTACTGGGTAAATCGTCATCATTCCAAGTTATCATTTCTTCGTTGCTCATAGTTCTCTCTGTAATTGGATTGTTAATTGGATTGTCTAATTACTAATACACATCTTTCATTTGATCTGCAAACCAGCTTGGTCCAGTGTACAATTTTTCATTTTCGTATGAATTTTTGTCACCGCCGCCCCTGCCGGTAGCAAAGCCGCCGTAGAAATTGTAAGCTTCTTGTTCTGGTGTTCTTTGTAGGACTCTTGCTGCCATATTGGCCATCAATAGTGCTGAATATCGGTCTTTACGCATTTTGCTTTTTTTGCCAGTACCAACAACTACTTCGGGTGTATCCCATCTATCTCTACCATTGTTAGTTTGGGTCATTTGTATCATAGAAAGTTCATCTTTTAATTCTTCAATATCCATAACGCACTCTTCTAAAGTATCGAACATTCTATGTTTAATATCATCTTGTGCGCTTGATAATCCCAAGCTTACGGCGTCAAAGAATGGAAATAATAGAACTTTATCTTCAAAGTCTTTTCTCATTCCATGATTAGCTTCTGCTAGCCATTCATACTTAGCAAATTGACACATTTGTATAATATGTAATCCGCGTTCTCCATCGGTATCTTTAGGTTTATCATCGTCTATAGTTGGCCAAAGTGGAAGTTCTCCAGTTTTCATCTTGTCTTGATCATGAAGAGATTCTGTCACTGCAACGCCGCCACCTTGAGCGTCAATAGCAATATGTATGCATGGATAGAGAGCCATTAAATCTCTAATTTTCCTAGCGCAGTAAGAATAGAAATCTGTTTCTGTTGAATAACCCTTTTTAACTTTTTCCTTGTGTTCAGATCTAGTTGTTGTCCAGCAATGAACAATTCTTCTGTGATCTGGATTGACTTCAAGAACAACAATGCTAAAATTATCTACTTCTGACGCTGGGTCAACTCCAAAGATATACTTTTTGTTTGGATCTCCAATTAAGTTTGCTTCAAAGTGAATAGGTGTACCTTTACTATCTTTTATTTCATTTTCCTGAGATATAACGCATGATTCAATTAAAGATCTCTTAAAAAACCCTTGGCTATCTCTTGTAAAGCAAGCTCCATATTCCATCTGGTAAATGCCAGTATGAACAGTAGCCTTTGATCTAGCAACTTGATCAGCATCCATAAAGCCCTTTGGTAGTAATTCATATGGCATACGAATAATAGAGTATTGCGTCCAATCAAAACTTTCTGGATAGTCTTCGCCACCAAATACTTCTCTTAACTTAGCTGGATTACCTTGACTCTTAATAATAGCTTTCCATTTCTTCCAATATGTAGCGAAGTGATTAAAGTCATAGTAAGCAGTTCCAGATAATACAATTTGGTTATCTTTAGATTGCTTTGATGAAGAATTATCTTCTTCAATAATAATGCCTAGCTCTTCTGCTTTTTGTTTTGCAGCAAGACGTTTAACATTTGCCACTGGATCAGCACTAACTGCGGCGAAACCAGCAACAACGTTTTCAAAAATATCTCTAGGAATAGAAGCAAACTCATCGCTGATAATATCATTGGCTCTTTGACCTCTAATTTTTTGACCGTCACCTAATGGAAGACACGTAATTGTGCTTTCATTAAGCCTCATTACGCACCTATCAGTATCACGCCTTGGACCACTATCTGCATCGCATATATCTCTTAACATTGGAGAATTTCGCCAAATAGTTTCCATGTATTCAAAAATAACTTTTGACTGCCTAAATGCTGCGCCAACAACAACTATTTTTCTGCGTGGTAATACTAATCCTCTAAGCATAGCATATAACGATAACATAAAAGATTTACCAAAACCTCGGCTAGCAATAAGCATTGGGAACTTTCTGTTCCATACTTCATCTAGAACTAATGCTTGAGATGGCAACAGTTGTACGTTAAGAATGTAATGACAGAAAAACGAAAGATACTCTGGCCTAGTCATTAACCAAGCAAGTTTTAAGTGAAAATCTTCTTCGCTTGGTCGTAATATACTCATTGGATTGAATAGATCTGTGTCTATAGAATCCAAGCCGAGCCAAGCTTCATCTATCTTTTTCAGTTCACTCATTCTTGTGCCAATCGGTAAGAACCGCGTCCGCAAATCCGTAATAGACTGCTTCTTCTGCGTTCAAATACCAATCTCCAGATTTTAATTTACGAATTAGGTATTGCTTTACTTGTTTTTCGCTGGGTTTCTTGCCAAACTTGTCCTTAAAGAATTGTCCTTCTACGCATCGCTTTGCGTATAAATCAAACATGACGCTTGCGCATTTTCTTTCATAGTCAACAAAATTTTGAACACTTAGATAATCTGATCCCACTGCTGTAGATCCATAATGACTCATAAAGTGGGCATTTGGAGTCATGTATCTATAATCAGCAGCTTGTAAAATAATACTGCTCATTGACTCCGCTTGTCCATAAACTATAATGCTAACATAGGAACGGCACATAGCTATAGCATCAAATATAGCCATTCCATCTGACCACTCTCCACCAACACTTTGCATATGTATAGTAATAGGATTATTGTTTCGTATATCTAAAGCCCTTAGATTTTTAATAAAGGTATTAGACATTCTATACTCAACGCCGGGATTTTGATTATCTTCAGCATGATAATGATTATGTAGAAAGATCTCTCTGGTGTTAATATTAGCACCATAATCATGAAAATCTTTCAATAGTTCTGGTTCCATGTTAAGTTTTCCTTCCAGTTGTGTACATTTCATGAACTCGCTTAAGAATGCTATTAACAGCCAAGAATCCGTTATATTTGTTTCCACAGAACATCACCTGAACGTTATTGTATAGTGCAAACTCAAATAGACATTTCATCATATATTTGCCAGTAATTTTGACAGATGCTTTATTTTTTAATGGTATTCTAGTCTCTTCTGGAAATTTTGCCAATTCTTCTAAGCTAAACTCTAAAATAAGAAACTTGTGTGGGAACGGTTTCATACGCTCTATTTCATCAAGGAAGGCGTATTTTTTCTGACCAAGATTAGTTGCTAGTTCTTCTACACATCCTTTTCTCTCTATGCAAATTTTATCTTCTAGACCTTCTATAGAGTAGTCGCCAGTATCAAGCTTTCGCTCAATCATGCCAGCGCACGTATTGTAATCTTTAAAATAATATCCATCCTGTTCGCGGGTATCTTTGATTACTGTATATTTTTTAATTTCGCTCATATTTTATCCAACGATTAGTTTAAAAAGGTGAACATAGTGATTTTCTTTACCTTTAATAGAATCATGACATTTTCTGCATAAAGTAATTCCATTGGATAAATCATATCTTAATGCGCTAGCAGTTGACCATTTTTGTATATGGTGTACCTGTAAATTAATTCTAGACTTACAACCGGGCATTTTGCATCTCTTGCCATCTCTTTTTAGTACGTCTTTTCTCCATTGTGAGTAAGCCTCATCATTATAGTTTCTTTTCATAATTGTGCTATTTTATCTATTCTCATACGCCGTTTAATTTTTCTACATAATATACGAGTATTTATGGACGGATCTTGGTCCATTAGTAGCTTAATTAATTTAATTAGTATCATGTTACATGCATCGTCTGGGTCTTCTGCTTCTATAAAAATGAGTGAAAATGGTAAACTATATTCTCTAAGTATAAATCTCTTAAGTTCTAAATAGAAATCAGATAAATCTACTGACAATCTAAAGTTTCTCATCAAGTAGCATAAGCTTAATCAAGCCTTCTAGATTATGACGGGGTGTCCATCCTAACTTTTCCTTGGCTTTCTTAAAACTCCCTTTCAAGTATGGTACTTCAGACGGTCTATAGAACTCTGGATCTATTACTATATAATCTCGCCAACTTGGTAAACCTAGTGAATTAAATGCTATATCTAAAAATTCAGCAACTGTGTAAGTTTGTTCAGTACATATTACATAATCATCCGGGTGATCTTGCTGTAGCATGAGCCACATAGCTTCTACATAATCTCCAGCATATCCCCAATCTCTATACGTATCAATATTGCCAAGTCTTAACTTTTTAAAGTTCATACCCATAACTGGTCCATATATGTAATCATCAGATGGGTTTAAATGTGCTGGTTTTAGCTGATTTTGGTGCATCCAAGAAGAGAATGACTTAATCCAATTTGTAATCTTCTTCGTTACAAAGTTGTCTCCTCTTCGCGGGCCTTCATGGTTAAATAAAATACCAGCGCTAGCATGTAAATTATAGGCATCTCTATACATTCTTACGGCATAATGTGCGGCGCATTTTGCAATAGCATATGGTGAATTTGGCATGAATTTAGTGTTTTCGTCTTGATATTTATTACCATCTTTATCAACGTCGTATGAACTACCAAACATTTCGCTAGAAGAAGCTTGATAAAACCTTGCGCCAAACATATGACAGTCTACCATTGACTGTAAAAGGTTAATACAGCCTTTGCCGGTAATATCCCAAGTAAGGGCTGGTTGCTTAAATGACGTTCCAACATGCGATTGTGCTGCTAGATTATAGATTTCATCTACATCATCGTAATTTCTAAAGATATTAATTACACTACTTACATCTGTAATATCCCCTTCGACCAGCTTGAAGTTTTTTGTTCCTTCTAGGTGCTTTATTCTCTGAGTGTTGTCTGTGCTGCTTCTTCTGGAAACTCCAATAACACTATAGTTCTTAGATAGTAAAAGATCTGCGAGATGGCTTCCATCCTGTCCGGTTGCTCCAAAAACAATTGCTTGACGCATGTTATTCCTTTCTGTATATCCAACAAGTATTTTTGACCGTAATGTTATTTCCAAATTTTTCATCAACAGCTTGTATCACGCCCTGCCAGTTGGGATGATAGTCGTGACCAGCAATATAACCACCAGTTTTTACTTTAGGTAGCCAAAGTTCTATATCATTTTTAACAGCGCTATATGTGTGTTCCATATCTATGAATACAACGTCGCAAGATTCGTTATCGAAGTTTAGGCTAGCTTCACATGATAATGCTTTGATATGGTTAAATTTTCTGGGACTCATATTTTCTAAAAACATAGAGTATATATCTTGAGTTTTAGCAATTAGGTGATGAGAATCAAGTTCACTAGCAGAGCCTTGCCAGCTATCAACTATATAAACGTTGATATTTTTATAGCCACATATATCAACTAAGTAGGCTGAACTTTTGCCAAGCCAAGCTCCACACTCAACGAATGTTCCATCTTTAGGACAATTAGATACGAGAAAATCATATACTGTTTCGTGGTTAAACCACCCTTTGATTTCACTATAGGGCTTCATTATTCTTGCACCGTATCTGGAGTTAAGAATGGTTGATCAACAAGCCCGTCCTCATACTTATGGAACGCGCTTAAGCGTTCCTTTTCTTTTAGCATGGCTAATCTCATTTTTTCCATCTCAATTCCATATTGTTTCATAGTTTCTGGATCTTGCATCATGTGTGCAACCCATGATATAAAACTTTGCTTGCTATCTTCTAATCGTTTAATTCGCTGCTCGCGCGTACCCTTCATTTCGCGCAACATGCTAGCTTTCTTAGTCTGAAGTTCGCGGTAGTCGCGGTTAAGACTTTCTTGTGAAGCCCGCAGTGATGCTATTTGTCTTTCTAAGTTAATAATATAATCTAGGTCTTGATCATCTTTATTTTTCGATCTCTCGTCTTTTACCATAGTCTCATAAGTAGAGATTTGTTCTATATTATCCTTATTCCCCTTAAGGCACCGGTTCATTAATATCTCTAATTTAATAACATCTATAACTTGCAACTCTTCTGTTGGAAAAACGTCATCTTTAAACTGAGCGATAATGCGGCTCCAGTGATATTTGAATAGTTCTAATTCATCATGAGTAAACTGGCTCTGTAGCTCTATCCAATATGGTCTGTCTTCAAGAGAGAAAGCAGCTTCTTCTTCCAGTGAAAGTCCGTGCTTAAGCTTTCTCTTCATGAACTGTTCAACAGAGTCGGTATCCCTGTCTAGAGCCTTGGCTATGTCCTCTACGGTCATAGACTCTGCATTGCGAGAGATAAACCGCTCTTCTTCTTTTGAAATTCGCCCTTTACGCATGGCCGTGTTCTTTCATAATATGCTTGATAAGAGATATAATTTCAGCTTTTCGTTTCTTTGGTACATAAACATCGCTAAGAATCTTGAGATAGTCTGAACGGCATTTAGACGGTAGGTGTTGGTCGATAATCTTGCTCATGTTGGATACATCTATATTAATATCCATATCGGGGTCGGTGGCCTCAAGGCAGTCATCATAAGATAATTGTGAGGGGTTTAGTACTTTCTTCTTATCTTCGTCATTTTTAGTAAAGTAGTTGTCGCGGACGAAGTTCTTTAGGCGATTAGATAGGTTGACTGATAAGAAGTTTTCAAGGGGGCGATTTTCGTCATAACGATCAAGAGCATCCATGCATATAATATAAGCCTCTTGTTTTATATCATCAACTTCATATCCATTAAATGTATACTTTGGGGCAATACGATCTACTACTAATAGGATTTTTTTCATTACCTCTTGTTCTGACATATTTTTTGGTATCTTCATTCGTCTTCGAATCTCCATAATAATGTTCGCCAACGAGATCCGTCGAAGTATTGAATGGTGTCATGTTCTTCATTATAAATGATGCTGCCTTTTTTTGCTTGGTTTTTTTTGCTTGGGGCCAACTGTAAGATTTTAGTTTTCAACTTCTTGACATCTAGTTGAGAGCATGATAAGATAATTTGTTTTGTATAGTCAATTAATAAATTTGTGGCCTTATTGCATATATCTAAAATAGAAAGTGAGGTAACGTTACCGTCAAGTCTTCCGATTAGGGAGTTTTCTTCTACATTAACAATATTGACGGGGTTATCTACAGTAGAAACTATTAGTGAGTTTGGATCAACTAATAATTCTGGAAGAGAATGGGCGTGATAAGATTGAACAACTAAGTAGTCATCTGGGTCGTGACAACCAAAAGCATTCACCGGTCTTAAAACGGGACCAATCTGCTCGTCACCATGCTTGTATAATAATGGTTGAGAGCGTTTAAGAAAAATAATATTGGGGGCTTCTTGAAAAAGATGACCTATGCCTATCTCTAAATCAATTAATTTGCGATTATTATACTTTTCAAGTCTGTAGTAAAACTTGTTATCTAAACCAAAAGCTACTAAAAAACTGTTATTAGAAGAGCATGGGCCGTTTTTTTGATAACGAAGCTCTGGGAAATATTCACATACCTGTTCAGTGCCAGATAAGAATATGTCGCATGAGTTTTCTACGGGCAGTCCACGTTCAAGAATCTGAATTGGAGTTGTTTTTAACTTCATCGTCCTCAAGTTCCTTTAGTAATTCTTCCATTGGAACATCTGGCTGTTCCAAGTCCACCATGACGGATCGCTTGACTTCGGCCGTAGCTTTGCAATGCAATTCACAATCTAATTGTTTCTTTTCATTCATATTAGAATCTCCTCACGGTATTATACACTCTATAGCAAAAT